CCAGCCGTCTGAGATCACCATCGGTGAAGTCCCGACCAAGGAACCTGCACCGATGCAAGACAAACCCGAGGTGACTGTCGACGACGACGGCACCATCACCATCAGCTGAACCCATGCCCGAAGCAATCACCATCTCCGAACCTCAATCCCCGGCGCTGTCGCCGGAGAACGAGGAGATGCTCAATGCCTTGGCCAACAACGGTCAAGGCGAATCACAGCTCTTGGCTGGCAAGTACAAGTCAGTCGAAGATCTGGAGAAGGGCTACAAAGAGCTGCAGTCCAAGCTGAGTCAACGGGGTCAGACGTCGGAAGCCACTGCTCCAGCTGATGAAGCAGAGCAGTCCGACGAGCAGGAGTCCGATGATGAACCGGCCGAACCTTCTGGCGATGCCAAGGAGATCTACGGCGAGTTCATTGGCTCGCGTCTTGAGGAGGCGGGCATTGACTTCGGCAGCATGAACACCCGCTGGCAGCAGACGGGTGAGCTGACGGGAGAGGACTACACGCAACTGGAACAGGCCGGATTCACCAAGGACATGGTGGACGCCTACCTGTCCGGCTTGCAATACAAGGCCGCCAAAGACAGTGACCTGTCCGCTCAGCAGGTGGCAGCCGTCAAGGCTGAGTTCGGTGGTGAGCAAGCCTATGCCCAGATGCTTGAGTGGGCAGCCGAGAACCTGTCGCAGGACGAAATTGATGGCTTCAACACCATCGTCAACGGCAGCAACATGCCGGCCATCAAGCTGGCCATCTCTGGTCTGCAGGCCCGGTACAACCAACAGGCAGGTCGTGAACCGAAGCTGATCGGTGGCAAGGCCAGCAAGTCCAGCAACGACAAGTTCGAGTCCACTGCTCAACTGGTTGCTGCAATGCAGGATGGTCGGTACACATCAGATCCGGCCTATCGCCGCAAGGTGGAAGAGAAGCTCGCTCGATCTTCGATCTTCTGATAATCTGCTGCCGGTGAAAGACCCAACCCCCTCGGCGAGGAGGGGGTTTTTTATTGGCAAGGTGTGCGCCTATCATTTGTTCACCTAGACCCACTCGCTGATACGACGGCCCCCCGAGGGGGACACCCGCAGTGGACGGGAGGAGAGGTCGGGGACAACCCAACTTCCCTCTAGGAGAGGACCAATGGCTGCACCCAACTTTGACGCTTCCAGGCTTGGCCTGGTCAACAACGCCGGCGGCGGCACCTGGGCTGGTGACAACGCCCTGTTCCTGCAAGTCTGGGCCGGTGAGGTTCTGACTGCATTCCGCAAGGCCACCATCTTCGAGCCCCTGCACACCGTCCGCACCATCAGCTCCGGCAAGTCCGCCAGCTTCCCGATCCTTGGTCTGACCAGCGCCTCGTACCACACCCCTGGCACGATGCTGACTGGCAACCAGATCAAGGGTGCTGAGGCTGTCATCAAGGTTGACGACAAGCTGGTGTCAAACGTCTTCGTCGCTGACATCGACGAGGCCAAGAACCACTACGACGTCCGCTCCCCCTACTCCTCGGAGATGGGCAATGCGCTGGCCTACCGCTTCGACCAGAACGTTGCGGCGATGATCGCCAAGGCTGCTCGGACCGCCACCCACTTCAACACCGATCTGCCCGGCGGCACCCGGATCAAGATCGTTGCTGCATCCAAGTCGGCTATCACCGGCGCCCAGCTGGCTACTGCACTGTTCAGTGCTGCCCAGAAGATGGACGAGAACAACCTGCCCGAGAACGATCGCTATTGCGTTCTGGCTCCGGCGGAGTACTACAAGCTCGTCCAGACCACCGACGTCATCAACCGTGACTGGGGTGGTGCTGGTGCCTATGCCGATGGCACCGTGCTGCGGGTGGCTGGCATCACCATCCTCAAGTCAAACCACCTGCCGTCCACTGTTCGCACCGCGAACACCGGTGAGCAGAACGACTACACCGGCACCTTCACGGACTGTGTCGCCCTCGCCTTCAACAAGCAGGCAGTCGGCACCGTGAAGCTGATGGATCTGAAGATGGAACAGACTGGCGCTGACGTCCACGCTCTGTGGCAAGGCACCTTCATGGTTGCTTCGATGGCACTGGGCACCAACGTCCTGCGTCCTGACTGCGCCGTGGAGATCTACACCGCCACCAGCTGATGCACATGGGGCCCTGCGGGGCCCCTTCCACTGACCCGGAGCTTTCCATGGCACTTGTCCGCACCACGTTTCTGGAGGCCGTCAACCGTGTCCTACAGATGATGGGCGAGGCTCCGGTCAACGGACTCGATGGTCAATTCGGCCTGGCCCAGCAAGCGCAGACCATGCTCCTCGACATCAGCCGGCGGCTGCAAGCAGAGGGCTGGTCGTTCAACACTGGGTATGAGGTGACCCTTCCTCGCAACGGGTCAAACGAGATTCAGGTCGGGGCCAGTGTGAGCAAGGTGGTGGTGGATCCCTACCTGTTCACCAGCCTCGACGTCGTGCAGCGTGGCGATCGCCTGTTTGATCGACGCAGCAACAGCTACACGTTCACCGCGGACCTGAAGGCAGACGTCACCTACCTGCTCGAGTGGGATGAGCTGCCCGAGTACGCACGGGAGTACATCACGATCAAGGCCGGCCGCCACCTGCAGGAAGCGATTCTGGGTAGTGCCGACCTGACGCGCATCAACCTGGCCACGGAGGCTGAGGCCCGGGCTGCGTTCATGGAGCAGGAGACGACGGTCAGCCAGCCGAACATGCTGCGGGGGAACCCCAACCACACTGGGGTGTTCCAGACCTTCATGCCCAGCCGGGCCCTGCAGCGTTGAGCCATGCCACTGATCAGCAGCACCATCCCCAACCTGATCAACGGGGTCAGTCAGCAACCTGCTGCACTGCGTCTCGCTAGCCAGGCCGAAGCCGTCGTCAACTGCCTGCCCAGCCCGGTGGAGGGCCTGCGGAAGCGGCCACCCAGCCAGCACATTGCCAAGTTGTTTGCCGGCACGGCAGGCACCGGCCGGCCCTTTGTCCACATCGTCGATCGAGACGGGGCGATCCGGTATCTGGTGCTGATCCAAGACAACGCCATCAAGGTGTTCGGGCTGGATGGATCGGTGAAGACGGTGGCAACACCGGACGGCACGTCGTACCTGGACATCACCGGTGAACCGAGCTCCACGTTCCGGGTGGCATCGGTGGCGGACTACACCTTCATCGTGAACCGCGAGAAGACGGTGGCGATGAGCGCCAGCCTGTCGCCGGTGTGGGGCACCAAGGGCATGGTGTTCGTCAAGTCGGCCGAGTACAACACCACCTACTCGATCACCGTCAACGCGACTACGGCCACCTACAAGACGTTGCCGGTTGGTGGCTTGCGGTTGACCGGGACAGCAACACAAAGCGGGACGACGGCAACTGTCAAGGCAACTGGGCACACGCTTGCAACTGGCGACACGGTGGACATGTCGTATCTGATCACCTCCAGGACAAACGGAACGTTCACGGTGACGGTTGTTGACGCAAACACGTTCACTTACACGGCACCAAATAATGTGGACGTGATGACTGGCACATACAGTCAGACAGGGACAACTGTCACTGTGACAAGAAATAGCCACGGGTTGGCGGTTGGAGACGCAATTAAGCAAACAATTACGTCCGGTACCGGGGTGAGTGGAGACTATCAAGTTGCAACAGTGGTCAACGCAAACAGCTTTACTTATATCGCCAACACAAGCCTGACGACATCCGGCAACTGCACGACCGCGTTGATCACAAATTGCACCATTGTGCATGAAGCAAACTATCAACCATCATCGGTTGACATTGCAAGTAACTTGGCCACAACCCTTGACACAGCCTTGGGTGCTGGATGGACGGTGACAAACACCGACTACATTGTTCGCGTCACAAAGGACGACGGCACCGACTACACGCTTGACGCAAAAGATACCAAGACTGGCGAAAACATTATTGCAATCAAGGGAACAATTGACCAGATCGCGGACCTGCCGACGTTGGCCGAGCACGGATTCATCGTCAAGATTCAAGGCAGCCAAGCCACCGGTTACGACGACTACTACGTCAAGTTTGTAGCTGCCGCTGGTAGTGGCTTCGGGCATGGCATCTGGCAGGAGACGGTGGCGCCTGGGATTGCCTACCAGTTCGATGCCGCAACCATGCCGCATGTGCTGGTGCGCGAGAACGACGGCACCTTCACCTTCCGCAAGTTCACTTGGTCAGGTCGGATCGCCGGGGACACGACGACAGCGAAGGAGCCGACGTTCGTTGGCAGCAAGATTCAGAACGTCAACCTGTTCCGCAACCGGCTGGTGTTGCTGGCTGATGAGAACGTCATCCTGTCAGCAGCTGATGCCTACGACCGGTTCTGGCCGGAGACAGTGCAGGGGGTAGTGGACAGTGACCCGATTGATCTGACCACCGGCGGACGGCAGATCAACTTCCTGATCAGCAGTTTGGCGTTTGCCAATGTGCTGTTGCTGTTCAGCCGGCATGGTCAGTTCCGCCTTGACAGCGGCAGCACCGTCGGTTCGTCGCTGACCCCCAAGACGGCCAACGTCACTGCAATCACCACGTTTGAGATGCTTGACACGGTGGACCCGGTCGGCGTCGGTCGAACCATCTACTTCGGGATTCCGAAAGGGGAGTTTGGTGGATTGCGGGAGTTCTTCCTACCGGACGCCAGTGGCCCGGTGCCGTTGTCCAGTGAGGTGACAGCAGCAGTGCCCCGCTACCTACCCAGCAACCTCTGCACCTTGATCGCCTCGGTGTCGGAGGAGGCAATGGTGGTGATCGGCAAGGATCAGCCGAAGCGGATGTACCTCTACAAGTTCTACTTCGAGGACGACAAGAAGCTGCAGTCCTCATGGTCCTACTGGGAGTTCACCAGCAGCAAGTCGGTGATCGGTGCTGACATGGTGGACAGCGACATCTACGTCGTCGTCGAGTACGCCGATGGCGTCTACCTCGAGAAGGTATCGCTGCGGCCCAACATGGTTGATACCAGCAGCGTCATTGAGATCGGCCTGGATCGAAAGGCAACGGAGACCAGCTGCTCGGTGGCACTGACCAACCCGGCCGGCCTGGACGTACAGAGCACGATCACATTGCCGTACCCGATCGCAGCCAACAGCTCGATGGTGGTGGTGGGTCGGCAGGTGGCCGGCAACACCATGCAGCACGGGCAGGTGTTGGTCCCGATCAGCCAAACCACATCCGGTGGTGCCGGGGGGAATGGGACGCTCGTCGTTCGCGGGAACCTGACCAGTGCCAAGTTCTTCGTCGGGGAGCTGTACGAGATGCTCTATCAGTTCTCAACGCAGTTCTTGAAGGAGCAGCCCCCGGGTGGTGGCATGGCAGTGATCGGCGGCCCGAAGCTGCAGCTGCGGACGTGGACGGTGATCTTCGACAAGACCAGCCACTTCCAGCTGAAGGTGACACCACGGGGTCGGGACACCTACGTCTACCCGTACAACGGCATCCAGATCGGTGACGCTGAGATCAGCATTGGCGAGGTGCCACTGCAGACCGGATCATTCCGTGTGCCGGTTATGGCCCAGAATGTGGATGCCAGAATCGAAATTGCCAGCAGCAGTCCGCTGCCGTGCAGGATTCAATCCGCTGAGTGGGAAGGTTGGTATCACTCCAGAGCCACCCGGCTGTAAAAGGCCACACCCGACGGGCCCGCGTTGAGGACATCCCCATCGTGGCGGGCAACATGCGGCAGGCGGATGCCGATGAAGTGAAGGCTCAGTCCGGTCACACGCCGGCTGAGTCCTTGCTAAAGGGGTTCATGTGCAGCGATCCCTGCCTGTCACTGGTCAGCCGTCATGGCACGGTGATCGGCATGTGGGGAGTGGTGCCGCAAGGTGACCGGGTGGGTCGCATCTGGATGCTGGGCACTGATGCCATGTTCGACGATGCAATCGATCGACGCACATTCCTGCGTGAAGCAGTGAAATACGTTGAAGAATTGCACCAACGATACACAGTTTTGTTCAATGAGATTGACGCACGGAACAAGGCTCACATGCGGTGGTTGCGCTGGATGGGCTTTACATTCGTTCGCTACCGTCCAAACTACGGGGCAGAGGGGCGTCCTTTCTATGAGTTCTGCAGGGTGAGCCATGTGTGAACCAACTCTTGTTGTCAGCCTGATTTCCGGGGGCTTGGGGATTGCGCAGAGCGTTGCGTCGTACCAACAGGCGCAGCAGGAGACGGCCTACGCAAACGCCCAAGCCCAGCAGAACTTCACGTTCCAGCAGATGCAGGCGTCATCGGCCCGGCACTTTGAGCAGATGCGTGAGAGCCAGCAGAACGCGGTGATGCAACAGAACCGCTACCTGGCGGACAAGGCCTATGGCGATGAGATCGCTCAACTCAACCTGCGGTTGATGCAGGAGCAGGAGGCCGCGGCCCAGCGACAGCAGGAAGCCGCGAAGCAGGGCATGCAGCTGCGAGGCGAGGTGGTGGCCAGCGGCCGCACCGGTGCCAGCGTGGACAACCTGATCGCCGACTACTACCGGCAGCAGGCGGCGTTCGACTACGCCACGCAGCGGAACCTGGCATTCACTGGTGCGCAGACCCAGCAGGCGAAAGTGGCCAGTGCTGCCACTCGAGGTGGTCGGATCGCCAGTCAGCAGCCGTACATCCCGCAGCCGATCGTGGATCCGATTGCACCGATCATGCGGCCGGGGCCCAGCGCACTGCCGTACGTCATCAGCGGGGCAACCAGTGCATTGGGTGCGTACCAGTCGTACAGCACCAGGCGAAGCAACACGCCTCCGCCGGTTTCAGCCCCCAACGCTCAGCGGAGATAATCGATGGCACGACTCAGCACCGGCCAGTCCTACGGGGAAGCCGATCGGCAGACGTCACAACGCCTTGTGGGTGGCGCCGAGCAGGGCGCATCCGGCGGGGAATTGGCCCGGCAACAGATGGCACAGGCGGCCATTCAGCCACAGGCTGCACCTGTCAACACCTTCCAGCAGGTTGGGGCCCCCACCCTTGGTGGTCCAGTCAAGCTGTTCGCACCACCCGATCTGCCGCAGCCAAACCAAGACCTGATGGCTCTGGCCAGAAGCCTTGGGCAGTTCAGCACCGGCCTGCAGGAGTTCTACACCAGCTACGACGCAGCACGGCAGAAGGAAGCAGAGGTCGCTGGTCGTCTTGCTGCACAAGAGCTGAGCCGCACCTACCCGGGTCAGCAGTTTGTGCAGGTCCGGGATGCTCTGTACCGCAAGGCCAAGCCAGCAGATGGCAGCCCTGGGGATCCAGAGGCCCAGCGGATGCTGGACAGGCTGCAGAGCCTGAGCCCACTGCAGCAGGCCTACACGCAGCGCATGCTGGCTCGCTCCGTGATGATGCAGGCACTGAGCACCGCTCAGGATCGCTTCAGTCAAATGGGGCCGATCAAGACACCGGATGGTCGGGAGGTCTCTCTCGAAGATCTGAACACTGACGATCCCCTGTACCAGCAGGCGAAGCAAAGCCTGATCCCGGTGATCAATGATCCGGTGGTGGCGCAAGAGTTTGAGCCTCAGATCTATGGCATGCACGTCAATCTCGACAGTGCTCACGCCAAGCTGCGAGCTGACAAGAAGCTGCGACAGGCGCAGGCGGCGTTTGATGGCTTCTTTGCCACCATCTCGTCCACCGGCATGACGCTTGAGCAGGCGGGGCCAAAGCTTCGGCAAGCACTTGACGAGGCTCGCACCACTCTCGGGGTAGAAGGGTATCGACGACTGCTGGAGTCACTTCCTGAAACGGCCAAGCAGCAGCTGGAGGAATTGGCACGACAACCTGGCTCTCGAGAAAAGGTGGGGCGGCTGGGCGATCTGTACCTTTCCCTGTTCGAGAAGACCCGCGTTGGCCCACCGGACAGCAACATCACGGTGAGTCAGGCGCTGGGCGAAAAAGGTGGCACGGCGTTGCGCAACTACATCACCGGCGCAACCATGGCGGCCCTGGCACAGGACGCGCAGAACGACCGCACCACTGATGACTCGGTGGGTCGTGACATGGCGGAGGCGTTGGTTGCCAAGTACCGGCTGAATGAAACCATGACGCCGGCAGACCGCGGTGCGCGGATGCAGCAGGTGATGGCTGATCCGCAGTTCAGGGCGCTGCCACCCAGTCAGCAGTCAGCGACCCTCGGGTCGATCAACACGTTGTCGGCCACCGGGCAGATGCAGACGCAGATCAACCGGGAGGAGTCTCGCCGTTTGGTGACGACAATCACCTATGGCGGTGGAGATCCCACCGAACGGATGCGCAAGCTTGACCAGCTCGTGCTCAGCGGTCAAGTCGATGCGGCCGATGTGGCTCAGGCCTACGAACAGATCAGTCGTCAACGAGACAGGCAGTTCCAGCCGTTGAACAAAGAAGTCAATGACCTACTCAAGGATGTGAGAAAGAAGCTGGAGAGACACCTGAGCACTGGTGATCGCGGCCAAGGGCTTACGGG